CCTACTATTCATGTTGAACAAGGTTTATATGGTGATGCTAAAGTTAAATTATCTGGTTTTTAATTTTAACGTTATAAAAAAGAATAGGCTGCTAGAAATAGCAGCCTTTTTAATTAAAACTTAAAATTATGGAAACAAAGATTATTTACCATTTTCTTTTTTATGAACTGGTAAATTATTAATATGTTTTTCTAAAACAATGTCTATATTGAATCCTAAATAATCAATAAGACTAAATGTGTTTACAATAATAAAATAAATGATATTAAGCATATCCATTTTATTTTTATTATTTAATTCTTGTTTATTGTCAGAAATAGAAAATTTAATAATTTCACTTAATTTTGCAACATTAAATCTCATAGGATAAATAAAGTATCTGAAATCAAATACTCCTTCAGTTGGTCTATTAAATTTAATTTCATTTTTATATTGTTCTAATGAAAATTCTTCTGTACTAATTGGAAAATTTAATTCTTTTAATAAAGAAACACTACTTGAAATAACTTTTCCTAATTTTTCAATTATACCTTCTTGATTAGTTGCATAATATTCTAGCATTTCTTCTAAACCTATAACTTCACTAGTTAAATCAAATATACTATAATAATATCCTTTAAATTTTTCTTTAGAAGTAGGTGTATATATATTTCGTTCAAAAACTAATTTTTGAAAATCTTCTAATATCATTTTACTTTCTTTTTTTTATTAAATATAATTTTTTCACACAAAAAAATAAATTCACCTTCATCTAATGTACCCTTCATGAAATTAATAGGTCTATAAATCCACTGTATATTATCTTTTAAATATCCTTTATTATTATCCCTTCTATCAAGTGACGCAGTAGAATTTTTATCTTTAGTTGTTTTTTTTAATTTTAATTTGATTCCAGACAATGCACATTTACCGTTTTGTTTTTCAAATAAATCCCCAATATCTTCCATTGTAATATTAAATTCAATATTTCTTTTTTGAGCATTTAATTTAATTTTATTAAAAACACTAAGTAATATCCCTTTATAAATTACCACCCTACAATTAGAACATTTATTAGTTTTTCCACTAAGTAGCCTATAAGCATTAATCTCTTTTTCTGTATTACAAGAATTGCAAATACACTTTACATACAAGGCTTTATTTTTAGTAGTCAATTGATTGGTAACTATTTCCCAATTACCAATCAATTGACCTTTTTTAATTTTTTTGAATTTATCTTTTACATTTAACTTCATTAAAATAAATTAACTTGAACAACCTAAACATTCGAAATTAGAATCAGTTGGTTTCAAGTTATTTTTATTTTTTTCTTCTTGAATCCTTCTGTTTAATTCTAACATTTCTTTTTCTTCATCAGATAAATCATTTTTTGAAACATCAACGGCTAAGTGTTTTGCACCAGTTGAAATCGCTTTGGTTCTCACATAATAACAACCTGTTTTAAGACCATTTTCCCATGCATAAAAATGACTAGAAGTTAATTTTCCTAATGTTGGATTTGAGAAATAAACATTCATGCTTTGAGTTTGATCTATGAATGCAGCACGATCAATAGCCATATTCATTAAATCTTTTTGGCTAAATTCCCAAATAGTTCTATATTTTTTAATTAATTTATTAATTCTTGCAACCTTTTTCTCATAATTTTTTTCATCAGAAGAAAAATATTTTAAGAAATTAATATTTTGAATAGAACCTTCATTAAGAATAATTTCATTCTTTAATTTATCACACCACAAACCTAATTTTTCTAAATCATCAATAAGATATTTATTAACGATTGTGTATTCACCTCCAATAACTCTACGATTAAATAAATTAGAGTGCATAGGTTCAAACATTTCATAGGAGCCAGTAATTTTAGCAGAAGAAGCAGTAGGCATAGCGGCTGTAACTAAACTATTTGCAACACCATATTTAACTATGTCATTTCTTAAACTTTCCCAATCCCATAATCCACTTAATTGTGATGCATCAATTCCCCACATATCAAATTGGAAAATACCTTGCGAAATAGGAGAACCTTCAAAATATGAATACGGTTTATACTTTCCTTCTTTTACTAATTCACAACTTTCTTTTAATGCTGCATAATAAATAGTTTCAAAAATTTGTTTATTAAGCAATTTAGCTTCTTCAGATATAAAATCCAAATCAAGCAAATAAAAAGTATCAGCTAAACCTTGAACGCCTATTGCAATTGCTCTTTGTTCTAATCCACCTTTTTTACCTTTTTCAGTTGAATAATGATTTATATCAATTACTTTATTAAGTGCTTTTGTAGCTTTCCTAACTGAATTAAATAATTTATTAAAATCAAATTCTTTACCTTTTACAAAGTTTTTAAGTACGATTGAAGAAAGAGTGCAAATTGCAGTAGTAACTTCATCTGTATATTGTACTATTTCAATACATAGATTAGATTGTTTAACAGTTCCAATATTTTTATGATTACTTTTTTTATTTACGTTATCTTTAAAACCAATGTAAGGTACACCTGTTTCAATTTGCGATTCATAAACTTTAACCCAAATATCTTTAGCTTTTACTTTTTTCCCTAAACCTAATTCAATGGCTTTATTATATTCAGCTTCAAATTCTTCACCATAAATTTCTTGTAAAGGTTTAAGTCCAGCTTTTTTTATTTCATTAGGACAGAATAAATAATAATCTGAATCATTTCTAACTGCCCTCATAAAGTTATCTGGAACCCATAAAGCAGTAAAAATATCTCTGGCACGTAATTCTTCTTGACCTGTATTCTTTTTAATGTCTAATAGATCAAAAATATCTTTATGCCACGGTTCAAGATAGATAGCAGCACTTCCGGGCCTTTTACCATTTTGATCAAAAAATCTTAAACCTTCATTTACTATTTTAAGATATTTTAATAATCCACCTGCTTTGCCACCAGAAGTTGAAATAAAACTTTCTTTACTTCTTTGATTACTCATACATAAACCAATACCAGCAGCATTTGAAGAATAAGTAGCAATATCACTAAATGTACCTAATAACCCTTCTTTACTATCTTCATTATTATAATGAAGAACACAAGATGCTAATTGAGCATTAAGCGTTCCGCTATTAATCATAATAGGAGAAGCCTTAGAAATTAATTGATTTGTTAATTCATTATAATAATCAACTGCATCTTCAAATGAATCTGTAACCCATAAGGCTATACGCATATACATGTGTTGTGGCCTTTCTAATATTACTCCTTTTGAATTTTTTAAAAGATACATTTTTTGTAAGGTACGGAAAGCAAAAAAATCAAAATTATAATCATTTTCATAATTTAAAATTGCATTCACTTTATCAGCACCATATTTTTCTATTTTTTCAATCAATTCATCATGAACTACACTTTTCCCAAATTCATCTTTCTTGTTTAAGATAAGCATCGTTTCATAAAAATTATCGCTTGTGCTTTTATGAAATGATGATATAGCAATGGCCGAAGCCAATTTGCTATATTCATAATGTGAAGTAATGTAGGATTCTGCTGTTTCTGCAATTAAAGTATCTAATTCAAAGGTATTAATAACACCTTCAGTTGGCATAGAAGTAATTACTTTAATAAAAATTTCATCTGAATTAACTGTTTTTAATCCTTTAGCCGCTCTTTTAATTCTATTTAAAATTTTAGTCGGAGCAAACGAAACCAATTCTCCATTTCTTTTTTTAATCTGAAGCATTAAACCCAAAATTACTTATATCCTTTTAAACTAGTTAATAAATTAATCATAAATGTATCATATTCTTGTTTGTCTGATACTGATAAAAATTGCAAATCTTTTAATGTTACTACAATACTTGTAGGTTTATTTTTAAACCAAATTCTTTTTGCTTCTTCTTCCGGGCCTACTTCACCAGATTTAAACTTCCACTCTTTCAACTTAATTGGAGTGTGAAAAAAACAACTTAATGTTTCTTCAATTTTTGAAATAAATTTTTTCATCGTTATTATATTTTAAAATTAAACTAATCTAATTAAAATTCTTCATCAAAAGAAATACTTTCATTTACTTGTGCTTTTTGATATTCCATTGTTCTACTTTCGAAAAAATTGCCTTTAGTTTCAATTGCAATTTGTTCCATAAATCTAAATGGTTGTTCCACATTAAATTCTTTTTTGCAGCCTAATTTAACAAGCAAACCATCCACAACAAATTCTAAATATTTTTTCATTAAATCTTTATTCATACCAATTAATGATACTGGTAAGGATTCAGTTATAAATTCTTTTTCAATTTCTAAAGCAGAAAGTAAAATTTCTCTAATTCTTTTTTCTGAAGGTTTATTTACAATGTGATTATTAAGTAAGTGTATTGCAAAATCACAATGTAAATTTTCATCTTTAAAAATAAGAGTATTTGCATTACATAAACCTTGCATTACACCTCTTGATTTAAGCCAAAAAATAGAACAGAAACTACCGCTAAAAAATATTCCTTCTACTGCTACAAAAGCAATTAATCTATCAATAAAACTATCTGATTTAATCCAATTTAAAGCCCAATTAGCTTTTTTAGCTACAGCAGGTAAATGTTGAATAGCATTAAATGCCTCATGCTTTTCTTTTGGATTTTTAATATAAGTATCGATCAATAAAGAATACATTTCACTATGAATATTTTCCATCATAATTTGAAAACCATAGAAAGACCTTGCTTCAGGATATTGAACTTCATTAATAAAATTCAAAGCAATATTTTCATTAACAATACCATCACTAGCAGCAAAAAATGCTAAAATATTTTTAATAAAAAATCTTTCATTGTCAGTTAATTGTTCCCAATCTGCAATATCATTAGAAAGGTCAACTTCTTCAGCTACCCAAAATGCTTTTTCATGCGTTTTATAAAACTGCCAAACATCATTGTATTGAATTGGATAAATTACAAACCTGTTAGGATTGTCTTGTAAAATCGGTTCTAAAATTTCTTTACTCATTTCTTTAGGTAATTTTTTATTTATTGTTAAGTTAATGTATTTTATTTGTTGGTATCGAAAGCACCATTTTTTAATTTTTCTCTAACACTCTGTAAATTTGATCTTACTTCTTTTTTGTCTTTATCATTTAAAAGTAAAATTTCTGATACTTCTCCAATCTCTTTAAACAAGCCCATATTAGGGTCATATTCAGCTTCTATAATTATATTTTTAGGCCCTAGTCTATTTTTTATAAGATAAACTAAACAGGTGCCTTTTGCTAAACAATCAGCAGGTTGTGAGAAAGTCCAAACCATATCAGCTACTTGAAAAGGTTCAATAGCTTTACCAATAGTATCTGTATCATTTAATTCAGCCTTTGCACCTGATCTATTCGTTTGAAATACTGTATGAACTGGAATACCATAATCTTTTGCTAAATCCCTTAATTCTTCAGATAATGTTTCAAATTTTTCATTATTATCAGCCGGTTTTCTACCTCTTACTTTTAATTGATTAAGACTATCAACCATTATAACATCAGGGAAAAAACCAGTTGATTTAAGATATTCAAGAGTGTTTTTAATACCTTCTACTGTTGCTAATGTTGCTTTTTCTTCGATAAGTTTAAATTCGCCTATTTCATTGCTTGTTATAGAATCACGAACTTTTTCTTTATTGAATTTTAAATTTTCTTGTTTTTCTTCAACTAAACCAGCAATGTATCTTTTAATAATGTCTACACCACCAATTTCAAAGGAAAAGAATGCAACATTTTTACCTTGTTTATTAGCTTCACGAGCATATGCAGTTAAGGCAGCAGTTTTACCAAAATTAGAAAATGCAATTGAAATGATTAAATTACTACTTCCGGGGCCACCTTTACTTACATTATTAAATGTTGGGAATGGCAATGGAACAGGTCTACGTAATTCTTCATCTTGAAATATTTGTTCATAATCTTGTTTTAAATCATAAATAACTCTTGTAGTTAATCCGCTATATTTGTATGATTCAATTGAAATTTTTTGTGCTTCTTCAAACTTACCTTCTTCAAGTAATACTCTTTCCTTTTCCTTTTCATTCAAAGCATGTTTTGAGAAACAAAATCTTCTAGCATTTTTTATAACAAAATCTCTATCACCCAAATCAATACTATTAATATTGTCAAGTATAGTGTTATAGGCAGTCATCTTCTTGTTTTTGCTCTTTAATAATATTTTAATATTATCAATAGATGGAGTAGAAGAAGGATAATCTGTTGCATATTCATGAATGCACTGAAAAATTTCTTTTAAATAAATATCTGAAAAGTATTCGGGTTTAATGATAGGAAGAATAGAAATTGAAAAAATTCTATCTTTTATAAGCAAGGATAAAAACTTTAATTGAAAGTCTTTACCATATTTTGAAAGGTCACCGCCAAATATAAGTTGTTCTGATTCATCGTTTCCAGTTCTTTGAAATTTATTAATTGCCATAGTTTACAAATCTTTTTTACAAATTAATTTCTTTTCCTTTTAAAAATACAAATGGCTGTAACCAATAGTCAGGGTTGAAATTTCCATTGCTCAATTTATTAAAACTTTCTTTTTTCATCAACATTTTAACAGTAAATTTTGAAAGAATTTTTTTCTGTTGTTCTATTACTTGTTCTCTTAATAAATTTATATGTTGAAGTTTAAGATAATCTTCATCTAGCTTCATTAGATGAAAGTTTTTAAGTAATTCTTTTTTATTTTCTTTTAAAAATTCGATATGCTTATGATGTTTTTTTGGAATAGCATTTAAATCATAATTATCAATATAATTAAAAAAGTCACCTATTTCATTTAGGTCATTTTCTTTTAATGAACTAAAAATTTCTTTAAAAGTTTTTTCACCTATGGTTTTTTTACCTTGTTCTTTTGTTCCTTTAATATTGTCGCGTTTATCTCCTAAAATAATTTTTCTATAAATGTAATTAATAGGAGTTATTTCATAGCTTTCTTTAAAATTTTCAATTCCATATAACACTTTCTTTTTCCAGCTATACACGTATATATTTTCATCAATTAATTGCAAATAATCTTGATCGGTTGATACAATAATTGAATCAAATTCTTTTTTATTTTTTTTAGCTATATATGCAATTACTTCATCTGCTTCACAATATGGTATTATACAAACAGTAATAGGTAATTTTTGAAGAAATTCATATATTTTTGCAAATTGATATTCAAATGCACCTTCTACTTCATAAGAAATAGTATCTTCATCACTTTCTTCATCTTTGAAAATAATAGAACTTTTCCTACCCGTAACCCTTCTTTTATTTTTATAATCAGGGTGAATTTTTCTCCTTCTTTCACCAGCATTAGGCCCATCAAGAATAAAGAAAACACGGGTAGGTTTATATAAATTGATGAAATTTCTAATTTGGTTTAGTGTAGTTAAATACATTCCAATTGGATTAGAATTATAATCTACAATATTAGCAACTGCATTTTGTGCAATCATAATATTCCAACCATCAATAAGCATCAATCTTTCGTTCCTCATTTTAATAATTAATTTTGTTCCGTTTTTAGTTTAGAAATATAGTCAGCAAATGAAATAGACCATTTGGATAAATCATCAATTGTAGAATTATTTTCCATTATATAATCAAATTTATCATAATTATCCAAACTTGTTTCACTAGCATGATTTAAATCTCTTGTACTATTTTTTCTGATATTTGCGGGGTCACCATTAATTCTAAATAGAATACCTCCATTATTTTTAATAGCATTTGCTTCATTCTCAAATCTACAATCACCAATAATAAAAATATCAGTTTCTTCATCACGTTTTATTTCAGACAATGTAGATTTAACCCAAACATCACTATCAAAGTTATCTCGCATAACTTCTGTACCCAACTG